GCCGCCACAGCCTGCCGCAGCTGTTCCAGCGTCCCATTCTGCCGCTGCCAGGGTGCCTCCAGAAATTCCGCGCACCGTGCGGCAAACTGCTTTCCCGTCAGGGCCAGAGCTTCCCGCAGCAGCACCTGCCGGTCGGGTACGTCCTTCGTCTGTTCCTCAGCCGCAAACGCCAGCTGCAGCTGCTCCGTCAGCTGAAACAGGAAGCTCCGCAGCTGCCGCAGCTGGGCATCCGCGTCCCCCTCCGTCAGATTAGGCAGCCGAAGATCCAAAGTTCTCATGTGCTCCCTCCCTGCCGCAGCACTCGGGTCAGAGACAGCAGCCGCATATCGCCCTTTCCCTCCAGCAGCAGCTCCAGATGGCTGCATGGCTTGGGCCGGATGGGCAGCAGGAACCGCCGGTCCGAGCCGGTCAGCGTCCCCACCTTTTCCCATGGCCCCCGGTCGTCATAGCGGACGGAGATCTCCATTCGGGCATTCCGGGCCAGAAGCAGCTGCAATTCCAGGCTTTTCAGGACCATCTGTCTCCCGTCCCAGCCGGAGATGCGGCCGGTTCGGGCCATCCAGGAAACGGTGTCCTCGCTTTTGCCGCCCCGCAGCAGCCAGAGCCTGCCGCTGCCGTCCAGCCCATAGAGCCTGCCGCCTACACATACCATCTGCCGCGCGTCAAAACCGGTCTCCCGGTGCCACTGGCCCAAAGCTTTGTCGTAGACATACAGAGCATCCTTCCCGCCGCTCTCCCGCAGGCTCAGGAAATATTTTCCGCCCCAGCCCGCGGCGACGCCCGCTTCCAACGGGTCCATACCCAGATTTTTGCCGATCTCCGCGGGCAGGGAGCCGTCGTAGACGCAGACGCCCATGGCGGATTTGTAAAACAGATTCTCCCCCACAATGGCCAAGCTCCGGCCGCAGCCCCGGCCCACGCCCCGGCAGACCGTGGACTGGACATGGAAGGCGGCGGGATAGCTGCCATAGATCTTATACAGGCAGTCCTCCTTGAAAAACAGGGGATTGCCCAGATAGACCGCCGCCCCGGTAAAGGGTCCCTGCGTACCTACGGTGACGGCATAGCTGTCCGTGGTCAGGCCCATAAAGCAGTTCCAGTTCCGAAAATCTCCTAGCTTGGAGGCGTAGATCTCGTTGACCGGCCGTCCGTTTCCATCCAGTCCCGCCCGGCAGCCCCAGAGCCGGTTGCCGCACTCGACAACATAGTCCATTTCCGGAACCTCCCGGGCAATTTCCAGCCCGGAAAGGGTCTGCGCCTCCTCCAGAATGCCGGAGACCACCACAAAATCTTCCTCTGCCAGCCAGACCACATTGGCCCCGTCCAGACTTCCGGCCCCGGTCAGCGCAGCGCCGTCATACTGCCGGAAGTCTTTTCCGATGCCCGGAGCGCTGATTCGGACATAGGCCGTCTCCACCACCGTCCAGAGGTTGGAAGCAGCGGACCACTCCTTCAGCACGGTGGGACTGGCCGAGGTATCCAGCCACAAGCTGCCGTTCTCCGGGTCGGCAGGCTCCGCGGCCTGCACATACTCCGGCAGCCGGTCCGCCCCCTCCAGATCGCAGGGGGTCAGCCGGGCGGTGTCCGCCCGAAAGCGGGCCTCCAGACTGCCGAAGTCTCCTTCCTCCACGGTACTGGCATACTTTTTATCCGGGAAAACGATAACATAGGCCCCCATATTCACCAGCTGCTTGGCCCCCTCCGGGTCAAGGTCCAGATCTACACGGCGGCTGCCCAGCACCAGATCTTTGCCCTGGGTAAAGCAGAGCGATCCCCCCGCGCCGATGGCGGTGACGCCCGTCTGCTCCAAAAGCTGTCTGCCGGGGCTGGGGGCCAGAACGGGGTAAAAATCGGAACACAAATTTTCCATCTCCGCGAATTCCCCCTCCCGGATCCGGGGGCTGCGGTTCAGACCGCCGAAAGCGTCCACCGTCTCCCGGCTGGTCCAGAGCCGCTTCAGCATGGGCATTTCCATGTACGCGCCTCCTTTTACAGATACCGCAGGCTCTTCCCCGGCTGAGGGATGGTCCGGCAGCACCAGGCGAAAAACTCCCGCCACAGGGCGTTGAACCGGCTCATGGCGTTGTTGTACAGAGTAAAATCCTGATCCGCGTAGCAGATGGATCCCTCCAGCCAGAGATAGTACAGCCCCGTGAAGGCTCTCGGCAGGATCAGCGTCTTGTCGGGCCAGTCCTCCATGGAGATGCCTTCAAAGCCGCCGGATACGGCATGAAAGGCCTCCAGCGCGCCCCAGGCCATGCCCTCCGCCTCCTCCAGCCACCGGAGCTTTTCCTCCCGGCTGTAGAGGTTTGGCCTGCGCCGGTCCGTGGCCTCAATGACCTCCCGCACCGTCATTTCCGGGCCTCCAGGCTTTCCAGGGGCCTGGCCGCCTGGGCTTCAAACTCCATTGCCTCCGCCAGACACTTCTCCCGCCGGGAGAGCACCTTCGCCACATTCCAGGGCACCTCCACGGTCTCGCCCCGCCTGATGAGCCAGCTCTTCCCGTTGATCCCCACAAACACATCCTCCCGCAGCTCCCGGGTCAGGGGCAGGCGGACGACGATAGTTTTCATCTCTTCCATAAACGCTCCTTTCGATTCAGTTGACAGTTGAAAGTTGACAGTTGACAGTTATTTTCTCAATAACCGTCAGACTTCATCAACTTTCCCTGCCAGCTTTCAACTTTTTTCTATCTTTCGACCAGCGCAACAGCCCACAGTCTCCGCCAACTGTCAACTGTCAACTCTCAATTCGCCTCAGCGCTGGGGCTGAACGCGGAGCAGCACTCCACCCGGACCATGTAGGGCTCCATCAGGATCTCCGCGGTCTGCAGGGCCTTCCAGCCCACGGTGCTGCGCTGGTCCAGGGGATCCGCGGTACCGGCGGAGCCCAGCTGCTTGATGATGGTCTGCAGACCGCCGCCGGTGACTTCGGTGACGCCGTAAGCGCCCTGGGCCAGGAACAGGCAGCCGAAGACCGCCAGCCCCGCGGGGCAGTCGTTCTCCGTGCCCTTGTATACCGCCGCCTCGGAGGTCTCTACGAAGCGGACGCCCGCGATCCGGCCAATCTCGCCCTCGTACATATTCTCGGAGGTGGTGTACTTGTGCATTTCCTCCCAGCGGGGGTCGGACATGATGTCGTAGGCCACGTAGGGATGCAGGATGCACACATAGTCGCCGTCGATCTTGGGGGCGTTGGCCGCTTTCAGCATAGCCGCCACCTTTTTCACCACGTCCACAGTGAGCACACAGGTCTTGTCCAGACCGGACCGGTCCGCCACCGGGGTCTGAACGCCGTTGGCCCCGATCTTGGGGCAGTAGAACACGTTGGTGCCGGACTGCAATACGTTTCTCGTAATGGTGTCCAGGGTCAGGCCCGCCTGACGGCCCACGGCCTTGGTGGCCTCCAGGACGTTATTGTCAATGGCGGTCAGGTCCAGCACATCGGACAGGCACACGAAGTCACCGTACTGATTCACCTCCGCCTCCACGGCGGTGGCGCTGAGCTTCCGCCCCTCGGGGGTCACGCCCTCGGTCAGGGGCTTCAGGGCCTTGGGCAGGGAAGCATAGCGCCGGAATTGGATGCGCTTGCCGCCGTTTTTGGGAATGGGCCGCTTCTGTCCGAACTGCCCGTGGATCAGGTTGGGCCCCGCCTCCTCGATAAGGGCCCGGTCATAAAACGTCTTGTTCTCCGCGGACAGCCCGCCATCCGTGGTCACGTTTACCGCAGGAGTGTCCGCAAAAATCTGCAAATCTCGAATCTCCATATTTTCTCCTTTTCTTCACATCTTTTCAGTTAGCGCCCGGAATGCCACGTCCGACAATGCAAATGTAAGAATTAACGCAAATCGCCCGAATCCAGCACCCAACTGTCAACTGTCAATTGTCAACTGTCAACTCACCCCAGGCTTACCTTCTCGCCCCGCTCCACCCGGCGGCAAAGGTCGGCGATCTCCTTCCGGGACATCTGGGACACCCGGGATCCCATACTTACGGCGCCGGACTGGCTGACCCCGTTCTCGGCAGGGCGAATGCCCTCCGAGCGGAGCTTTTCCGCCAGCTTCCGCTCCACGGTCTGGGCCGCGTAGGCCATGGCGGCGGGGATGATCTCGTCCTTGTGGAGGATCTCATAGGCCGTCCGCATGTCCACCCTTGCCCGAAGCAGCTGCCGGAATCCGGCGTTTGCCATTTCCCGCTCCAGGTCGAAGGCCGGGTAGATCTCCCGGATCTCCCCCGCCTGCCGCTGCCACTGCTCCACCATCCGGGCCGCCCCCGCCTGAATTTCCGCCTCCTGCCGCTGCTGCCCGGCAGGGTCGTTTTCCGCCAGGCGCTCCCGGAGGGCTTTCTCCATGGCGCCGTAGTCCTCGCCTTCAATGCCCAGTCTTTGCCGCATCAGTTCCAGGACCGGTTGGGCCGCGGCGTATTTTTCCGCGGTCTCCCGGCTGTTTTTCAGCCGCTGCTGAAGGATGCTCTTGACTCTTGCATCGTAGGCCTGCTTATAGGGCCCCTTGATCAGTTTCTCGAAGTCCTCCGGCCCCTCCTGAGGTGCTTCGGTCTGAGGCTGGGCGTTCGCCTCCGTTACGCCCGACTCCGAAGAGGCATCTTCCGCGAAAAGCTGCCAGTTCAGGGAGTTTTGAAAGTTATCTATGGTCACGCGGATACCTCCATGGGCATCAGGCTGACCGCTTTGGGATAGTTGCGCTCCAGAACATAGGCCCCTGCCTGGGCCACCCAGAAGGTCATCAATGTCTCCGCCATGGCGCATTTTCTGGGATAGACGCGGATCTTCGCGTAGCCGTCCACGATCTTTACCTCCGGTTTTTCCAGCAGCCGGTCCTGCTCATACAGGAACTGCACCGCCTGGGCCAGGGTATAGGCCACCATGGTGGCCGCCGCGCAGATCATGTCCTCCCCCTTGGGTGCCGTCATGGCGTGGCCCTGCATCTCCATGCACACCGCGCCGTCCTTCTGAAAAAATTCCGTGTGGATCATACTTGTCTCCTTTCCTGTGCCGCGTACCGCTGTCCGTTCTCCCGGATGGTGCGTTCTACGCTGCCCTTTCCGTCAAAATCCATGATCTCCAGAGCCCCCAGGGCCTGCTCCCACCGGGCGGGGTCAAACAGCCCCGCGCCGAAAAACTGCATGGCCATTTCGTTCTGGCTGAGCCTGGAATAGGGGCTCTGCTTCTCCGCGCCGATCTCAATGTCAAACAGCGGGATCACCATGCCGATCTGTTTCTGTTTGCAGTAATCCAGCAGAAATGGAATGTACTCCAGTGCATAGATCAATGGCGTCTCCACCCACTGGTC